CCAATCTCGTTATCTATATCAGCACATACACATTCACGTTTAAGGTTACTAATGTATGGATCTCTAACAAGAGTAGCAGTACTGGTTAACGTACCTGCCACCCTGATAACTACTCTATCACCTGCTTTATATTCGTTCAATCCCTTGCCTCACTCTGTATGGAAACTTATTCTCTAACCAAAAGCATCTACGCTCATGGTCATCACTGATTGCTCGATAACCTGTCCATCCTTTGTAACTAGCACATTGGTCTATGTTATCTACATAGTTAGCCATAGATCCATACGCAAAGCCACCAAAGAAAGTAAACAATCCTAAGACTACATACTTCATAGTGTTGACTCCTCATCAGGCATCTCCATCATACGACCAGTACCACGAGTATATAACAAGCGACAAGCTTTACCAGTCAGTCCACTGAAACGATTCTTCAACACACGAACATGAGTAGTGTTACGCTCAATAGGATCTTCGTGTTGACCGTTACGTTCCAAGCCAATAACGATATCACTTAGCTGTGCAATACTTCCTGATCCACGTAGCTGTGCTAGTGAAGTCGCTGCACCTTCTTCGTGTCCCTTATCACTAGGACGTTTCAAGTGTGATACTACAAACAAACTGATACCTGTTTCCTGTACTAGCATACGAAGCTTAGTCATGATCTCGTCAATTGCTTTACGTTCATCACCTGATTCCTGTGCCGATACAATAATACTTACGTGATCTACGAAAACATATTTACAATCAAGCCCACGAGCCATAAAGCGAACCCGATTAAGAATGTTATCGATAGAAGTGCTCCCGAAATGATCAAACAAAAACAACCTATCAGTTCCAAGAGTTTTATCAAAGGCATATTTTCTTTCGTCGTCTGTCGCATCGCTATCCGGTAAATGTAAAGGTTTATTAACTGCTAAGCTCATCAATGATTGTGCTGTTTTCTTAACTGATTCTTCCAAGAACATCAAGCCGATGTTATCTTCAGAGTTATTCAAGATATGCCATACAATCTCACGTAAGAACTGTGACTTACCTAATCCTGATCCTGCTGTCACTGTAACCAACTCTCCCTTACGAATTCCGTAGGTTAAATTGTTCAATCCGTAGTAAGGATACAACACATCAGCCTGTTCTACAGGTGCGGATACGATATCCCATAGAGTAGAACCTGCAATGATGCCATCAGGTACGTACTTGTCAGCATTCCACCACTTCTCTACGAACAACTTAGTATCGTTGTTGAATGAGTAATCACACGCATCCTTGTACGTAGTACCGGTGTGCTTGAAGATGTGTGCTTTACTACCGAACAACTCAGCTACTTCATTGCTTGCCTTAACACCTTGCTCATCAGCATCGAAACAGATAACAATCTTATCGAATGAATCTAGATACTCGTACTGAGCACGACAATCCTTCAACGCATTACCTGCACCGTTACGAATAGATACTACTGGGTAACGTGAGCCGGTCATCTGATAGCAAGCCATCGCATCGAACTCACCCTCAGTAATCGTGATAGCTTTACCACCCTTAGTGAACAAGTTCTGACCGAACAAGGTAGCTTCACTCCACGCACCATCGCTGTTGAATGTCTTCTCTTTCTTACCACGCATCTTGGTAGCTACAAGTGAACCATTGATATCATAGTAAGGAAAGTAGATCTTAGTAGCATCAACTCTGACCCCGAATACCTCAGAAGTTTTCTGTACAATTCCTCGCTTAGTGAACGGTATTACTGTAGCATCCTCAGGAATGCCCTTAAAACGCTCTGTATTCAATTTAATTTTATTCCTATAGTTAGGTACTACTGTGTCATCGATCGCCCCTCTGAGAGGCTGTACGTTAGTCTGACAGCTAAAACAATACGTATGACCATCACTGTACACACTCAACGCATCACTTGAACCACAAGTATTACATGGTCTGTGTGCTCTGACGACAGTAGAAGTCTGCTTTACATCGTACACTTATCGCTCCTTAATCTTAGACAATATCTTTTTATATTCTTCCCAGTCCTGTTCGAATCCTACTAATGCACTATCAGGATCGTTATAAATCTCAGGAAAGTTATCGTATAAAGTATCTAAAAAGTTTAACCAGTTATCGATATCAACGACAATATCATCTTTAGAATTCTGATTCATACATCTTGTCGAACATACGTTTATGGTAGTAGTCTTTAATGTCTTGCATGACAGCATCATAACCGTACAATTCAATCTTATCGACAATGTCAGTCAAAGCGAAATGATATTCGTATTCTTCAGCTTGTAATGTATCTTCAAAGTATAACATATAAGTCCTTATATAGTTAGTTTTTACTTATATAGTATGTTTTTAACTTACATAGTATACTATATAGTAGATAGTTTAACATAAATTTATAGCGTTGTCTATAGTTCTTTATAACTATCTTCGCTGTCTTCTTTCTCTTCGTTAGTTAGTAAGTCTTCACGTTCTAACGTAGGTACATCTCGAACGATTGTGCTGTAACAGCGTTGGCACATATCGATATACTCGTTAGTATGAATTGACTTTCTTGTTGATTCGAAATCATTCAATGCTTTATCGCAACAGATACATCTCATATTAAACACTCCCCTACTTTATTGTAAGCCCATGTAAAGGCATCATCCTTCTTGTTGAAAACTTTATGCATAACTATTGTATCACATCTGAAGCGAGAATCCAAGCTTAACAGTTTATCTCTTTCGTATTCACATTTCACAATGCGAAATAGTTCGTTATTTTCGTCTAAAATACGGTAAATGTTCATAAATCTGCAAACTCCTCTAAAGTAAATACATACGTATCGATCATGTCAACTGTACCGCAATCTTCGAACCAGTCATATAGGTTAACGTGGATCTTACCGCTCTCTTCGTAATCGTGTGCGTTGATAGCGATATCATCAAGGTAATGCCACCAGTCATTGATATATGCTTCGTCTTCGTAATACTCGACAATCTCATGCTTGTATTGCTTTAATGCTTCTAAGACATCAGCTCTCATGATTTATCCCTCTGCTTGTATGCTTGTAATGTTAAAGGTGCGTGTTGTTTAAGCCATTCGATAAGATTCCAGTATTGGTCTTCTAGTTTATCGTATGCGTCTTCAAGTTCATTAGATTTATAAGACATAATTCCTCCATAAGTAATATGCAATATGCATTATAAAATATAAACTAGCAATAGACAAGAATATTTTAAATGGCTTCTTATTTCGTTGCTCATCCGCTAAGAATTGTTTTCTGTAATACTCTCCAAAGTCATACATATTAATCGCCCACCTTATAAGCAAATTTTACAATTGATCTTGATCCGCAACCGCTTTCGTGTGCATCGTGTGCGACACCGTCGATAACAGCGAAGGCATGACCTCTCTTGCATATTACGTACCGTCCTTTTGGGTTAGTCTTAATAAATCTAGCAACTGATTCCCTACGTACGATGTAACTACTAGCTATTTTTACATTATCATTTGTAAGCTCTTTTAAGACTGCTAGAAGCGTTATCATTGTAACACCCTTACCTACCCTACGCCCATGCTTAGAAAATGCCTTGTGAACCTCATTATAGGGCTTATTGAGTGCGAGACTAGTAGCACGTACGCTACAGTCATTAGTTTCAGTATCTATAGAGCGTGGATTAGCTTTTATGAATTGCATATAGTATCCTCTTCAGTCTAAGCCATAATATTTAATCTCACATAACAGCTCACCGGTATTTAGTATTGATTCACTAATACTGGGAGATCTCATAAAGTCTATTTCAGATCTAATCTCTTTAGCCTTAGCACGTACGCTATCGTGATCCATGCCAGATACTAAGAATACACCGCCTGAACCTCTATTTTTTTCTGATACTGTAATCATTATATTACCCTCTTTTGTAAGTTTAAAACCTCTGCTAATTCCTCTTCTAGTTTATCTAAGTGACTTAAACCGTATCGCTTAGCGTCACTGATACTTATACCTAGATCTCGCTCCCTAGCAAATAACCCTAGTAAGATCACTACTCTATCACGTGCACTTAGTTTATCCATATTACCCCTTAACACTCATAATTTTAATAACTTTAGCCATTTTTTTACCATGTGCCTTATATGCCACAATCGAAACGTCTTTACTGTAACACGCTCTACACCCGTTGCATTTACCATCATGCTTATAAGCTTCACATTCTACCATGTCACTAGATAATTGATCATCAGTGCTAAAGATAGTTGACGTGGTTTTACCTTCTACAGTTGAACCGTTAACCTCATCACTAGAATATCTTACTACTACATTGTCAAGTTGTTGCATGTGATTTAGTACGCTTTCATACTTACTGAATTTATACATTCTAGTTGGTAACCAGTGTTTAACGTGTGGAGTACGTAGCATTACAGTATAGATTTTCCATGCTAGTTTAAGATCATACATATCGCCACTATCGAACCATCTAAAGTATCTAGAATTATCCAATACCTCTACCATGTCATTTATCCAGCCGTCACGCTTCCAGTCTTCTTTATTCTCAATACGTGGAGCTTTGACGTTAGGATAGTTATAATTTCCAGTTGTAGCGTAGCAACCTTGGCAAGCCGGTACTAGTTGTTTAGTTACTGGATCAATTGAACCTTGGCAAGTATCAAGGGCTTGTAAGCTCCAAGATAAGATCCCGTCAAGCTTGCTAGTTTTAGACAATCTGATCATAATATAACCCTCCATGTTTTACCTTCGCCTTTGCCTGATAGTTTAACGATTCGCTGATAAGTCTCCCAGGTGATAAGACGATCAAGTATCCATTCGTAACCGTTATAAAATTCTAATCTCATGTTAAAACCCTCCAATGTAAACTAAAGCAAGTATAGTGCCACCGATAGCACCTAGAATACTTGCACCAATGATATCATAAATAGATACATTCTCATATTGTTTTAATTCTTGCTTAGTCATAATTATATCCTTATAAAGTGTTTAAAACTGTATTGCATGTATTGAATTGTAGCGATACTTTTGAGCATGTCAACAACTATTTTGAATTATTTTTAAGTTTATCACAATGTGAAATATTGGTACAATGTGTGGTATAAATACAACAGTTATAAACTTATATAGATCAATATGTTAGTGATAGTTATAAACTATTAAGATCTTATAAGTAATTGATATAAACTATTAGGCTATACTGGCATGATTCTTGCTTAAGTGCTAGGTTATGAGGGTCTATATTGAGACTTGATTAGGATCTCTTATAGGGTGCTACTTAAGCCCTCATTCCTCACAAAGTACCTGCTAAAGTGACTCGACAAGGTTCAAGGCTTACAAAGTGACGGGGGAGAGGGGTGCGTGTGAGTTTCTATTATGATGATACCTCATAAGTTCACAAAAAGAAAAACTAAGCACGCAAAAAGTAAAACAAGCCAATACCTCTAAAAGCTCTTTAAACGCTCTCTATTGAGTTTTATGAGTCTACCCTAGCTTAGGTATTACTTTATATTGATAATTGCTCTAAGAGGCTATAAAGAGCCTTGCTGAGGATTAACTCCGTAAGGCTAAGATGTGCTCCGTAGGCTACATTAGAGTACATCTACTATGTTAGTAGTCACTAACGTCTCTTATGAACCCCTCTATAAAGTGTATCATATACTATACAATTTGTACTAAGTGTATACAATAAGAAACACTATGAAAATAAAGTTCATAAAGTACTTGACAAATCAATAAAAGTATGATATAATACTACTATAGGACATAGAAGTAACTTACTAAGTAATAAACTATATAAATATAATAACTATATAAGTTAAACTTTAAAGCAAACATCTAAGTAAACTTACATAGTTACTTTAAAGTAACATTAAAGTAGATCTCCTTAAAGGAAAAAGATTGAATAAAGAGAATGTTGTAACAGTTGATATTAATGATTTGTCTAAACCCACTGTGGAGTCTAAAGAGACTACTCCTCCACAGAAACGCAGAGGCAGACCACCTAAGTCACTTGTCGAATCAAAGAAGCTAGGCAATAGAGGAGCTGTCGGTAGACCTAAAGGTGATGCCGCTAGAGTTCAAGAACTCAAAGCTAGACTCTTAGCCACGACAGGTAACAAGGTAATTAATAAGATTGTAGAAATTGCTATGACTGATGGACATCCTGTACAAGGTGCAGCATTGAAGATGTGTTTAGATCGTGTCTTACCTACTTCATTGTTTGAGAAGGATGCTAAAGGTCAACGTAATGCAGTAACGATTAACATCACTGGCATTGGTGAAGCTAAGGTAGAACAAGCTGACATCATTGACAATGACTATACCGACGTAGACTACGATGAAGCTTGATTTCGAACTACTGCCTTGGCAGAAACAAGTCTATGTTGATGATACTAGATTTAAAGTAATTGTAGCCGGACGACGTTGTGGTAAGTCTAGACTCTCTGCAGTATCTTTGTTAGTTGAAGGTCTTCGCTGTCCACAAGGTAGTGCTGTTATGTACGTAGCACCCACTCAAGGGCAAGCCCGTCAGATTATCTGGGATCTCTTGATGGAACTAGGAAGAGAGGTGATCTCATCTAGCCACGTTAACAATATGGATATTACTCTGATCAACGGAGCTAAGATCTATGTTCGTGGTTCTGACCGTCCTGATACGCTACGTGGTGTAAGTTTAACGTACCTAGTATTGGACGAAGTAGCTGACATCAAAGCAGATACTTGGGAGAAAGTCCTACGTGCTGCTCTGTCAGATAAGAAGGGTAAAGCATTATTTATTGGTACACCTAAAGGTCGTAACTGGTTCTACGATATGTACAACCTAGGTGAATCAGGTGAAGATGAAGAATGGAAGAGTTGGCACTTTACAACTAAAGACAACCCACTCATCGATCCTAAAGAGATTGACGGTGCAAAGAAGACTCTAAGTTCATTTGCATTCAAGCAAGAATATGAAGCAAGCTTTGACAATGCCGGTACTGATACCTTTAAAGAAGAATGGTTGAAGTTCGGTGAAGAACCTAACGATGGTAACTACTACATCGCTATTGACTTAGCTGGTTTTGAGAACTTGTCGATGAATGCTCAAGCTAAGAAGAGACTTGACCAAACTGCTATCGCTGTTGTTAAAGCTACTGATGATGGTAAATGGTTTGTTAAAAAGATTGAACATGGTCGTTGGGATATCAAAGAGACTTGCCAACGCATTTTAAAGAACATTAAAGCGTTCCAACCTGCAGGTGTAGGTATAGAACGAGGATCGTTAAAGAATGCAGTGTTGCCTTATTTAAGCGATCTGATGAGGTCTAACAATGTGTATGCTCATATTGAAGATCTTACGCACGGTAATAAGAAGAAAACTGAACGTGTTATCTGGGCTTTACAAGGTCGCTTTGAACACGGTAAGGTTGTACTAAATGAAGAAGAAGATTGGGATGACTTCAGAGATGAATTTGTTATGTTCCCAACAGCAGGTGTACATGATGACTTACTGGATGCTTTAAGTTACATTGACCAGTTAGCTATCACAAGCTACTTCATGGATGACAATGAAGATGATTTAGAACCACTCGACTGGATATCCGGTTATTAAACGAGGAAGACATGGCTGAAAATTACGAAGATGGTAAAGAATACGAAGTAACAGAATCTGATAAAGAGATTGTTAGTTTCGTTGTCTCACATTGTGATAAATGGAGAGATCATCGTGATGTAAACTACCTAAGTAACTGGGATGAATACGAAAGATTATTCCGAGGTATCTGGGCTGCTGAAGATAAGATGCGTGAATCAGAGAGAGCACGTATTGTAACACCCGCATTACAGCAAGCAATCGAAGCTAAACAAGCTGAGATCTCTGAAGCAGTGTTTGGACGTGGTGAGTTCTTTGATGTAGTTGATGATCGTGCTGATCAGAACCCTGCAGATGTAGAACTTACTAAGCAACAGATGCATGAAGACTTTAAACGTAGCAAGATTAAGAAGTCTTTAGACAATATTATCCTACTAGGTGAGTTGTTTGGTACAGGTATCGGTGAGATTACTGTTAAAGATACGACTGTATTAGCTCCTGCTACTCAACCTATCCCCGGTGCTCAGGTAGCAGCTATCGGTGTAACAGAAAAGAAACAGTTCTTAGTAGAACTTAACCCAATTCACCCACGTAACTTCCTCATTGAGCCTAACGCACGTACTGTAGAAGACGCTTTAGGTGTAGCTGTTGAAGAATATATGTCATTCCATACAGTTGTTAAGGGTATTGAAGACGGTATTTATCGTAAATGTGACATTGCTCCTAGCTACACTACTCAAGATCTTGAAAGAACACAGGAAGATGTTAACTATCAAGACGGTAAACTACGAGTTATTCGTTACTATGGTCTAGTTCCTAGTGAATATCTTGATCAACTAGAGAACGAAGGTGGTGAAGTAGTTGATTTATTCCCTGAAGACTCAGCAATGGACGACTATGCTGACTTAGTAGAGGCTATTGTTGTTATTGCTGACGACAAACACCTACTAAAAGCTGAACGTAACCCTTACATGATGAAGGATCGTCCTATTGTAGCGTATCAAGCTGACTCAATGCCCGGTAGATTCTGGGGTAGAGGTACTGCTGAGAAGGGTTACAATATGCAGAAGGCTGTTGATGCACAGATTCGTGCTCACTTAGACAGCTTAGCTCTAACTACTGCTCCAATGATGGCTATGGACGCTACTCGCCTACCACGTGGAGCTAAGTACGAAGTTAAAGCTGGTAAGAATATGCTTGTTAACGGTAATCCTAACGAGATTATGATGCCGTTTAAGTTTGGCAACACTGATCCTGCTAATATGCAGACAGCTCAGACATTCCAGTCTATGCTTTTACAAGCTACAGGTACTATTGACTCAGCATCTATGCCTTCACAGGTAGCTGGCGGTGAAGCAACTGGTGCAGGTTTGTCAATGGCTTTGTCTGGATTGATGAAGAAGAACAAGCGTACCTTGATTAACTTCCAAGAAGACTTCTTGATTCCATTTATTCAGAAAGCTGCTTGGAGATTCATGCAGTTTGATCCTGAGCGTTACCCAGTTCAAGACTTCTTGTTCTTACCTGTGTCATCTATGGGTATGGTCGCTCGTGAATACGAACAACAACAGATGGTTGGCTTGATGCAGACTCTAGGTAACAGCCCAATCACTCCAGTATTGTTGCAAGGTATCATTAAGTCTTCAAGCTTGTCAAACCGTGAAGAGATTATTGCTCAACTTCAACAGATGTCACAACCTGATCCTATGGCTCAGCAGAATCAGATGTTGGATATGGCAGCTAAAGAAGCTTTGGTACAGAAAGCCCAAGCAGATGCAGCTAAGTCTATGGCAGAAGCACAGCAGATCGGTGTTGAAACTCAGTACATTCCTGCTGAAGCACAGGCTAAGTTAATGGCTGCAGCTTCTAAGAATACTCAAGATCCTATGGCTGATGAGTTTGAGAAGCGTATGAAATTAGCAGATCGTTTGATTAAGGTAGAAGATATCGAATCTAACGAGCGTATTGCTCAGATGCAGAACAAAAATAAAGTTGTAAATATGTAACAAAGTACTTGACTTTTTGGAGAAAGTATGTTATAATAGTTACACCATATCACATATTAACTCCAAAGTCAAGGAAAAAGTTAATGAATAGAGAACTACAAGATTACTACGAAGAACGCTTTTCAATGTGTTCTTCTATCGGCTGGAAACAACTCATCGAAGATGTCCAGCTAATGAAGCCTGAAGTAGAAAGTATCAAAGGTGCTACTACTTTAGAGCAGTTACATTTTAAGAAGGGTGAGTTATCAATTATCAATTGGTTGCTTAACCTAGAAAGTGCAAGTAGAGAAGTCTACGACCAGCTTCAAGCAGAGGTTGACAATGAGTAGACGTTTATTTGACTTTCGTTGTGAGAACAAACATAACACTGAACGATTCGTGGATGAAACGGTAACCGTTGTTGAGTGTTGTGAATGTGGTGACACAGCTAGTAAGGTAATTACAGGTTGTGGCATCTATCTTGAGCCTTTCTCAGGGGATCACCCATCGAGTTATGACCGGTGGAATCGTGTTCGTGCTGAGAAGTTAGCTCAGGAAAAGAAGCGTAACTCATAAGTGTGCTCTTGACACCGAGTTATTTTTAAGAATCCTAGAATCGCATAGCGACAGGAGATACAAATGGCTGAATTTATCGAACTGCAAGACGAAGCATTACCTAACGAAGACACTACTAACAGTATTGACGAGACTCCACAGGATAACTCTCAAGATACACAAGAAGAGGTTGTAATACCAAGTAAGTATCAAGGCAAGTCCTTAGAGGAAATTGTTAAGATGCATCAAGAAGCTGAGAAGCTTATTGGTAGACAAGCCCAAGAAGTTGGTGAAGTCCGGAAGTTAGCTGATGAATTGATCAAGCAACAACTCGAAGCGAGGGTAAAACCTTCAGATGAAATTAAGCCCGTGGCTCAAGAGTTTGATTTTTTTGACGACCCTGCAAAGGCTGTCAATCAGGCTGTGGAGAATAACCCAGTTCTCAAACAGATGCAAGAACAACTAGCTCGCCAAAAGCAACTAGAAGCTCTAGCAGCAATTGAGAAGAAACATCCTGATTTTGTTAACGTAGCACAGAGTTCTGAATTCAATGAATGGATTCAAGCTTCTAAGGTACGTCAGCAATTGTACAATGCAGCTAATAACTATGATTCAGATGCAGCACTAGAGTTGTTAGATACCTACAAATCCTTAAAAGGGATTAAAGAGCAGACTATCCAGTCAGCTGATGAAGGTGTTAAACAAGTTGGTGATCAGCAACGGAAGCAAGCTATTAAAGCAGCTGGAGTACAGACCGGTGGTACAGGTGAATCAACAAAGCCAACTTACAGATATGCAGATATTATGAAGCTGATGATGTATGATCGTGAACAGTACAATGCAAGAGCCGATGAGTTCCTGCAAGCGTACCAAGAAGGTCGCATCAAAGGCAGACCAAATTAATTAACTAGGAGATTTAAAAATGGCATTAGGTTCAGGACATCAAACAATTACAACTGCAGCTAAGTTTATTCCAGAGGTATGGAGTGACGAGGTTGTAGCAACTTACAAGAAGAGCTTGGTAGCAGCAAACCTTATCAAGAAGATGAACTTCAAAGGTAAAAAGGGTGACGCAGTTCATATCCCTAAACCGGGTCGTGGTTCAGCTAACGCTAAGGCAGCTAACACACAAGTTACATTAAACACAGATACAGCGACTGAAGTTGTTGTTAACATCGATCAACACTGGGAATTCTCAGTAATGATCGAAGACATCGTTGCTGCACAATCTTTAGCTTCTATGCGTCAGTTCTACACAGACGACGCTGGTTACGCTTTAGGTCGTAAAGTTGACTCATTGATCCTTGAGTTGGGTCGTGGTGTTAACGGTGGTGACGGTACAGCAGCTTACACTGGTGCTTACTCAGGTGCTGATGGTACTACTGCTTACACAGGTACTGCAGGTGCTTTGACTGACGCAGCTATCCGTCGTTCAATCCAACGTTTAGATGACAACGATGTACCAATGGACGGTCGTTTCTTGATCGTTCCTCCATCAACACGTAACACATTGATGGGTATTGCACGTTTCACTGAGCAAGCTTTCGTTGGTGAAGCAGGTTCAAGCAACACAATCCGTAACGGTGAAATCGGTAACGTTTATGGCATCCCAGTATTTGTAACTTCAAACGCTGACGCTGCTACTGACGGTGACCGTATCTGCTTGTTAGGTCATAAGGACTTCGCTGTTCTAGTTGAGCAAATGGGTGTTCGTACTCAGACTCAATACAAACAAGAGTACCTTGGTGACTTGTTCACAGCTGACACATTGTTCGGTGTGAAAGAGTTGCGTGACGGTTCTGCTGTTGCATTGGCTGTACCAGCTTAATAGCTGACTGAAATGATCCCTCTTCGGAGGGGTCTTTCTTAAGGGCTCTACGGAGTCTTTAATAAAGACAAGGAGTTTCAATGGCTAAGTTCAAAGATAATGCTACCGGTAATGTGTTCGAGTTTACTACAGAGCATGACATTCAATCAATGCGTAAGCATCCTGAATATACAGAAGTAAAAGAAGAAGTAAAACAATCCAAGAAAACTAAGCAATTAGAGGAAGTTTAAATGGCAATTTATCGTGGAGCAGGTGGAGCAGGTGATGCAATCAATGATTCTTCTTCTGAAGCTAGTGCTGCGGTCATTGCCAGAGATGAAGCAGTAGCTGCTAAAGTAGCTGCTGAAGCTGCAAGAGACGCTGCTTTAACAGCAGAAACTAATGCAGAGACTGCAGAAACCAACGCTGAAACAGCTGAAACAAATGCTGAGACAGCTGCTAGTAACGCTTTAACAAGTGCAAATAATGCTTCTAATTCTGCGGTTAGTGCTGCTTCCAGTGCTTCTGCTGCATCCTCATCGGCTAGTTCTGCTAGTACATCTGCTACAAATGCAGCTAACTCTAGTACTACTGCTGCTGGTTCAGCATCTGCTGCTGCTATTTCTGCTACTGCTGCATCTAATTCAGCATCGTCAGCGTCTGGTTACGCTACTACAGCAAGCAATGCAGCAACTTCTGCGTCTGCCTCAGCTGCTAGTGCGACTGCTTCTGAAGCTGCCGCCTTAGCATCTAAGAACGCTGCTGCTACATCAGCTACAAACGCAGCTTCTAGTGCATCTACTGCAAACTCTGCAGCTACTACTGCTACAACTCAAGCAGGTATTGCAACTACTCAAGCTACTAACGCAAGTAACTCAGCTTCTGCTGCAGCTACTTCAGCGACTAACGCTTCTAATTCAGCAAGTGCTGCTGCTACGTCTGCATCTAACGCAGCTACTTCAGCAACTAACTCAGCTAACTCTGCAACTGCTTCAGCTACTTCTGCGTCTGCTTCACAAGCTGCTGCTGATGCTGCTTTAGCTGCTCTTGATTCTTTTGATGATAGATACTTAGGTCAGAAAGCTACAGCTCCTACAGTTGACAATGATGGTAATCCTTTAGTTATTGGTGCGTTGTACTTTGATACTACAGACGATGCAATGAAAGTATGGGACGGCTCACTTTGGTTAGCTGCTTATGCTTCTTTATCCGGTGCTTTATTATCTGCTAACAACCTTTCTGATTTATCTAATGCTGCTACAGCAAGATCTAACCTTGGTGTTACTGCTACAGGTTCAGATACTACTTATGCTTATCGTGCTAATAACTTATCAGACTTAGCTAATGCTGCTACAGCAAGAACTAACTTAGGCTTAGGCACAGCTGCTACAACTAATAGCACTGCTTACGCTACTGCTGCTCAAGGTGCTACTGCAGATACAGCTTATGCTGATCGTTTAAAGTGGGACGGAGGTGCTACTGGTTTAGTTGCTGCTACAGGTCGTACTAGTTTAGGTTTAGGTACTGCTGCAACTACCGCAGCAACTGACTATGCTACTGCTGCTCAAGGTGCTAAAGCTGACACTGCATTACAACCTGCTGCTATTGGTGTAACTGTACAAGGTTATGATGCTGACTTAGCTGCGTTTGCTTTAAAGACTGCTCCTACTGGTGCTGTCGTAGGTACAACAGATACACAGACTTTAACTAATAAGACTATTAGTGGTGCGTCTAATACATTATCAAACATTGGTAATAGTTCTTTAACTAATAGTGCTATTACTATCAACGGTGTTTCTACTTCATTAGGTGGTTCAGCTAACGTTGGTACTGTAACATCAGTATCAGGAACAGCTCCTATCAGCGTCGCTACAGGAACTTCTACACCTGCCATCAGTATTAGTCAAGCCACCACAAGCACTAACGGTTACTTATCTTCTACTGACTGGAATACTTTTAACGGTAAACAAGCTGCTTTAGTAAGTGGTACAAATATTAAAACAGTTAATAGTACATCTTTACTAGGGTCAGGTAATTTGGCTGTAGGCACTGTGACATCTGTATCTGCAACTGTTCCAACAGGATTGAGCATTAGCGGTTCGCCTATTACTACATCAGGTACATTGGCAATCACTTATACAGCAGGTTATTCAATTCCAACAACTGCATCACAAACAAATTGGGATTCTGCTTATACACAGCGTTTGCAATGGGATGGTGGTTCAACTAATTTGGTTGCATCAACAGGGCGTACATCACTTGGTGGTACAACTGTTGGTCAAAACTTCTTTACATTAACCAACCCAACTGCTGTAACATTCCCTAGAATTAACGCTGACAATACTGTATCCGCTTTGGCTAGACAAGATGCTATCGATGCTTTAGCAGGTTCAACAACTTCAGGACAGTATCTTCGTGGTAACGGTACAGATGTTGTGATGTCTGCGATTCAAGCTGCCGATGTTCCAACACTAAATCAAAGCACAACAGGCAGTGCTGCTACACTAACAACAGCTAGAACACTAGCTATTACTGGTGACTTATCTTGGACTAGTCCCTCATTCAATGGATCAGCTAACGTCACAGCAGCAGGTACTTTAGCGACTGTTAACTCTAACGTAGGTACATTTGGTTCTGCTAGTTCTATTCCTGTAGTAACAGTAAATGCTAAAGGATTAGTAACAGCAGTTTCAACAGCCACTGTAGCAGGTGGACAATACTTTGGTAGTGCAGCAACTAAAGCAATCGCTTATAATGCTAACACTATTGGTGAGAATGTCACAGTAACAGCAGGTAATAACGGTTTGTCTGCAGGTCCTATAACAATCAGCACAGGCTTTACAGTTACTGTACAGACTGGTGCTAACTGGGTAATCGTATAAAGGATAAATTATGGCAGGTGGATTAACAATCAGTACATTGAATGATAGCTCAGGAGTATTAGCTACGCAGAATGGTATGAGTGGTATTGCTAAAGCGTGGGTGAACTTTAACGGAACAGGTACAGTAGCAATTCGTGGTTCATTTAACGTTAGTTCAATTACTGATAATGGAACAGGTGATTACACAGTAAACTTTACAACTGCAATGCCTGACGCTAATTATGTAATGGTAGCAGATTGTCATGCAATGGCTACATTAAATAATAGAAATATTAATATAGCATCAACTCCTTTTTCTACAACAAATACAGGTAAATTTACTGTTGTTGAAAACGGTACGGTAACAGATAGTGATGTTATTTGTGTATCCATCTTTCGCTAATCAAAAGGAATAAATCATGGCAGGTACATTAACAATATCAACACTATCTGATGGCACTAATAGCACATCTGCGACTAACTGTATTCAAGGTTCAGCAAAAGCTTGGGTAAACTTTAATGGAACAGGAACAGTAGCTATTAGGGCTTCTTATAATGTATCTAGCATTACTGACAATGGTACAGGCGATTACACCGTAAACTTTACTAATGCACTTGCTGATTCTAATTACGCAACAAACATTACAGGGCAACAAGTCGCTGGTTCTGGATATAACTCCCTTATATTTAATAATATAAAGTTTGGAGTAAGCCCTACAACAACAGCTTTAAGAATTTATACTGCCGACTTTAATGGTGGGCTTGATAACCCAATTATGTCAGTATCAGTATTTCGTTAATTAAATAAGGAATAAACCATGCAAGTAATCATTTTTACAAACGACAACGGTGGTGTATCCACTTGTATTCCAACAGGCGAAATCAGCATTGATGCTGTAATGGAAAAAGATGTACCTAAAGGTCGAGGTGCAAGAATTGTTAATTACACAGACTTGCCACTAGCCTACAACGATTTCTATGATGCTTGGGAGATGGATGCTACATCAGTAACAGTTAATCTAGCTAAGGCTAAGGAACTGACTAAGGCTCGTTTAAGAGCTGAAAGAGCACCTTTGTTAGCTGCTCAGGATGTATTATTCCAAAGAGCATTAGAGTCCGGTGCAGACACTACAGCTATTGTTGCTGAGAAGAATAGACTTCGTGATGTAACTAACTTAGCTGATGCTGCTACAACTTTAGAAGAATTGAGAGAATTGAAAGCTGGAGTTTAATCATGGCTGTAACTATCAACGGATCAGGGCAAGTTCCAGTACAAGTAATACAAACTGTTAAAACAGATGTATTTACTACAACATCTACTTCGTATGTTGATATTACTGGTTTTAGCGTCAGCATTACTCCCTCTTCTTCTAATAGCAAAATATTGGTAATGGTTGATGCTGTTATTGCTAACAGTTCTGGTGTTAATTACACATTTACTCAACTACTAAGAAATTCAACTGTAATTTACGCTGGGGCACAAGCTGGTTTAACAGGTGTTTTAGGTGTAGCTAATTACAACTCTTATTTAGATTCAATTACACAAGATTCATCAGGTATCTATTTAGACTCACCAGCGACAACTTCAACAGTAACGTATAAGTTGCAGATGAGGGTCAATGCTAGCACTGGTGTTTTTAATAGAGTTGGATATAACCCTCAAAACGTTTCTAGGGCGGCATCAATTACTGTTATGGAGGTTTCATTATGATTGACTACAGTTTAATACTTGCTAAGTTTTTTGAAGATAAACAATGGTCTATTAATGGTACTGATTATGATGGTATTGAATGGATGGATGTGTCTAAAAAACCAACAAAAGATGAACTAGATGCTTTGTGGGATTCAACACAAAAACATCTTTCTTTTATTTATAATAGAAGAAGTGCCTATCCATCAATTCAAGATCAGTTAGACACGCTATACCACCAAGGCTATGATGGCTGGAAAGCTACTATTGATTCAGTAAAACAACAATACCCTAAACCTTAAGGGTAGCAAGTGACACACCTTGGTAAGTTGTTGTTGCTGATACCTGCTTTTTGTCTTGCACAAGATAGTTGGACAGGTAAAGACAAGGCACAGCACTTTGCAGGTAGTGCAGTATTGTCTTATAGTTTTAGTGAAATAATGAGTCCAGAGTCTGCTTTTTTAACATCAGTAGGCATTGGACTCGCTAAAGAAGTATATGACTATAAACAACCTGCAAAGCATACAGCAAGTTATAAAGATTTTATAACGGATGTAGCAGGTGCTTATATTGGTGTATATGCTAAAGGTTATTCTTTTGATTATCAGAATAAACAGTTTGCATTAAGATATACGATAGAAATTAAATAAAAAGGAATAAGTAGAATGACCACTGACAACGGTGTAGATTTATACAAATACGGTAAGCTAGTTGCTCAAGTTGAAGCTATGGAAAAGAAGATAGACAAGCTTGAAGTAGGTATGGAAGAGTTACTAGAACTAGCTAACAAATCTAAAGGCGGTTTCTGGATGGGTATGGTCATTGCATCAGGTGTTGGTGGTCTTATTACTTACATAACAAATCATTGGACTAAATGATGAGAGAACTTACAGTAGGTAAGAATATCGTAGCTAATACCCCTACAGTTATCTATACTGTTCCTAAAGGGTGTAAAGCCATTGCTACTTTGTTATTTATCAGTAATAGCACTGGCACAGGTAAAACAGTGACTGCTATATGGCATGATAGCTCAGAAGTAGATAATATTACTATTGCTCATTCTACTACATTGAACTCTGGAAATAATAACTACATTCAGTTCTCTGATGGTCGTATGGTGATGGATGAATATGACTATATTCAAGTAACAACAGAGACAGGCTCTACTATGTCTTGTATTTTAACAGTAGAAATCCATCAAAACACTAGTTATCAGAACGGAGCTTAGTTATGCCGCTCAAAAAAGGTAAATCAGATAAAGTAGTATCTTCTAATATCAGTAAGCTAGTTAAAGAAGGTAAACCTCAGAAACAAGCTATCGCTATTGCACTGCAAACTGCAGGTAAAGCTAAGAAAAAGAAGAAATAAAGCTTGACATTTTAATAAATGTATGTTATAATATACAGACATAAGGATCATAATGAATTATATTCAGTTAGTTAACTCGGTGCTAAGAAGACTACGTGAGTCAGAAGTGACTTCCGTGTCTGATAATTCCTATTCTAAAATGATAGGTGATTTTGTTAATGATGCTAAGCGTCAAGTTGAAGACTCTTATAACTGGAATTCATTATCTGATACTTTAACAGCTACAACAGTTAATGGAATCTTTAACTATGTGTTAACAGGTTCTGGTCAACGCTTTAGAATGATTGATGTTATTAATGATTCTAAAGATTATGTATTAAAGAATGCTACAACAGATTACATGAATAGATTGTTCCTTATTACTAATGGTAATAAAGGACAGCCAATGTACTATAACTTTAACGGTACAGACGCTAACGGTGATACACAAGTAGATATCTACCCTATTCCTGATACTGCTTATAACATTCGTTTCAATATGATTCTACCTCAGCCTTTACTATCTGGTAACGCTGATGTATTAAAAGTACCGCATGAGCCAGTAGTTTATTTAGCTTATGCTAAAGCTTTAGCTGAACGTGGTGAAGACGGTGGCTTAGCTTCTAATGAAGCCTATGCTTTATATAGTCAGTCTCTAGCTGATGCTATTGCTTTAGAGTCTGGTCGCTATCTTGAAGAACAAGAGTGGATTGCTAATTAATGGCTGAACAGTTACTAACAGGATCAATTGCTGCTCCGGGATTCTTTGGGTTAAACACTCAAGACTCTTCTATTCAATTAAACAGTGGCTTTGCTTTAGAAGCTTTCAACTGTGTTATTGATAAGTACGGACGTATTGGTGCTCGTAAAGGGTGGACTCCAGTTAATACGTCAGCAGCATCTACAGGAAGCTTTAGATCGATCTATGAGCTTATTAAAGATGACGGTAATGTAGTACTATCTGCTGCTAATAACAAGCTTTATACAGGCACTACAACGCTTACAGAGGCTGTTGTACGTAACGCTACAGATACAGGTAATCTAACATATACAATTACTGATGATAACTGGCAGATTAGCGGTATGCCTTATGACACGGGAGCTACTCCTTCAGGTCATGCATTGCTTGCACAAGCTGGTCATCCTATTCTAGTATATCATAAGTTAGGTGCTACAGCTCATGCTCATACAGGTAGCTATGGCTTTCAAAGACTAGGTGATATTGCTTCTAATTTACCAGCTTCTTATACAGTTACTGACTTTACACCTAACATAGTCATGACTGCTTTTGGTCGTGCTTGGGTAGCTGATATCGCCAATGACAAACAAACAGTTTACTTTAGTGATCTATTAGACCCTACTGAGTGGAAGACAGGCACATCAGGATACTTAAACATTAGTGAAGTTGTTCCTAATAATGATCCTATTGTAGCTTTAGCTTCTCATAATGGTTTCTTAATTATCTTCTGTCAGAGACATATTGTTATATATGCTAACCCAGTAGATCCTTCAGCATTAACATTAACTGATGTTATCTCTGGAGTAGGTTGTATTGCTAGGGACTCTGTAGCTTCTATCGGTACAGACTTAATGTTCTTATCTGCTACTGGTGTACAGTCTTTACAACGTGTTATTCAAGAAAAGTCTATACCGTTTAGAGATGTATCTAAGAACATTCGTGATGAGTTAATTACCTTTGTTAACAGTGAAGTATTAAAAAATATCAAAGCTGTATATTATCCTACAGATGCTGTATATTTATTAGCATTACCTTCTACAGGATTTACTTATTGTTTTGATACAAGAGGTACATTAGAGAATGGTGGAGCACGTGTTACTATCTGGAAAGATATTAAACCTACAGCATTTAATGTAACTCAGAATAAAGAATTATACATTGGTAAGCCGGGCTATATCGGTAAGTACTCAGGTTATCAAGACAATGGTACAACATATCGTATGTCTTATTATACTAACTACTTTGACTTTGATAACGCAGCTCAGACCAAGATGTTAAAGAAGATTAACTTAGTTGCTATTGGTGGATCTGCACAAGCTATCTCTTTTAAATGGGGTTTTGATTATAACAGTAACTATAGTACAGCAGTTACAACTTTAGATACTATTACAGTATATGAATATGGCACTGCTGAATATAACATTGCTACTTTCTCTAACGGTATTGCTCTTGATAATGCACAAATGAACGCAGGTGGATCAGGTAAAGTATTACAGTTAGGATTTGAAGCTGATATTAATAACGCTCCTTTGTCTATCCAAAAGATTGACTTTGGATTAAAAGGTGGAAAGACACTGATTTAAGGATGACACATGAGTAATTATACAAAAGCTACCAACTTCGCTACTAAAGATACTTTACCTACAGGCAACTCAGGTAAGATTGTTAAAGGTACAGAGATTGATGATGAGTTCAATGCTATTGCTTCTGCTATAAGTTCTAAAGCAGATACAGCATCTCCTTCTTTCACAGGTACTCCAGCTACTCCAACAGCTGCTAGCGGTTCTAATACAACTCAAGTAGCTAACACTGCCTTTGTTGTAGGTGCTATTACTGATGAACGCACAGCTACAGCTACGTTAACAGGTAAGACAGTTAACCTTACAAGTAATACTTTAACAGGTACAGTAGCTCAATTTAATACAGCTTTATCTGACGGTGACTTTGCTACCTTAGCTGGTACAGAAACATTAACTAACAAGACTTTAACTAGCCCTGCTATTTCAAGCCCTACTATCAGTGGTACTCCTACTGCTCCTACAGCTTCAGCAGGTACTAACACAACTCAAGTAGCTACTACAGCTTTCGTAACTGCAGCTATTGCTACAGCTATTTTATCTCAGATCTATCCTGTTGGTTCTGTATATATTAATGCTTCTTCAACAACAAATCCGGGAACATTGCTAGGCTTTGGTACTTGGACTGAGATGGGAGCGGGTCGTGTATTAGTTAATCAAGATACAGGTGATGCTTCTTTTGATACATTAGCTGAAACAGGCGGTGCTAAGACAGTAACAAGTGCAGGTTCTATTAGTGGTACTGTAGGTGGCACAGCTCTTACTGAAGCTCAGATGCCTAAGCACTATCACAGAATGGTTGGTCCTTTTGGAACAACAATGACTCAAGGAACTGAATCTCCTTTTGGTACTTATGGTGGAGGCACTCCCGACGACACAGCTTTTGCTTATAACACTTGGTCTGTAGGTGGTGACGCTGCTTCAGGAGACACAGGAACTGGAACAAGTAACGGTGACTCACATACACATTCATTCTCTGGAACATTTACAGGCTCTGCTACAAGTGTAGTTCAGCCTTATGTAGTTGTTAAGATGTGGAAACGCACTGCTTAATGAAAGTACCAGTAGTTATTAGATATGATTACACAATGTATCTAGAGAAGTATGCAGATATGTTGTGGTTTCATACAGATGTACGTAAGTGGTCTAGCGAAGTCAAGACAAAGTACTTAGAAGATTTAAACTTATTACAATACTTAGTTGATGTGCCCTTAGTAGCAATGGTTGAAGAGGATAACAAAAAGTTAGCTAAGTTCGGTAAAGTAACAGGATGGAAAGAGATTGATTCAATGATTTTAAATAACGGTAAAGTAGGTAAGATCTACTCAAGGAGTTTATAATGGGCGGTTTAGTAAGTAGCGTAGCAAACGTATTTACAGGTGCGAACAAGACGCAAGCAGCAGGTGCTCAAGCAGCAGAACAACAACGTTTAGCGGCTCAAGCTGCTGCGTTCAGACCAGTAGGAATGACTACTAGGTTTGGTAGTTCTACATTCACGAGAGCTACAGATCCTGCTACAGGTCTACCTTATATTTCAGAAGCTGGTTATCAAGCTTCTCCAGAACTTGCCGGTCTTCAAGACAGGTTAATGGGTCAGCTCGGGGGTGGCTATGATTATGCTGCTGCGTTACAACAAGCAGGTGCTCCGTTAGGTGGTGCTGCTCAAGGACTCTTTGGTTTAGGTCAACAATTCCTACCTACTTCAGCTCAGTATGCTGCATCACCTGAAGCCCAACAGGTTGCTAATTACTACAACACAGTAGCTCAAGGTATTGCTCCTACTAGCTTTGAAGCTAAAGCTGATCCAGCTGCATTAGAGTATGCTAATCAGTTAAGAGGTTTAGCCGGTACAGTTACTCCAACTACTTACGATCCTACAGCAGAAGCTCAAAGAATTACACAACAACAGCAAGGCTTATTAGCTGGTGGTCGTGAGCAACAGTTAGCATCTTTACGTAACCAACTATTCCAGACAGGACGTAGAGGTTTAGCTACTGGTGGTACTTCTACAGGTATGCAAGCTACTAACCCTGAGATGGCTGCTTATTATAATTCAATTGCTCAGCAAGATGCACAGATAGCTGCTGGTGCTCAACAACAAGCAAGAGCAAACTTACAATCAGACATTGGTTTAGGTACTGCTTTAGGTGGACAAGCTTTGTCTACTCAGCAGCAAGCTCAATCAGCTGCTCAGCAAGACGTATTAAACAGATTAGGTCTTGGTCTTGGTTATGCTTCTCAAGGTTTGGCAACACAGCAACAAGCTCAAGAACTTGCACGTCAACAACTATATGGCAACATTACTCAAGGTACTGGATTGCTAAGTGCTGGTGCTGGCTTGTTAGGAACTCAAGCTCAACTTGCTTCTCAAGCTTACACACCATTACAGACTTTACTTGGTGTATCAGGTCAGGTTGAAGGTCTTGCACAGACTCCATTTAATCTTGGTTTACAAGTAGGTCAAGCACAGATTCCGGGTCAGACTGCTTATCAACAAGGTATGTCACAAGCTGCTCAAACTCAGTATGGTGCTACTCAAGCTGCTAATGCTGCGAACGCTGGCTTCTGGGGTGGTTTAATCTCAGCCGGTGGTATGGCTCTAGGTAAAAAATAATCTAAGGATAAAACATGGTATCTAAAACAACATACACTACATTATTAGGCTATGATCCTAGAGAAGATGAATTAGCACGTCAGAAATTATGGGCTGGTTTATATGGTTCTGCTGCGTCTCCTTACGAGAAAATGGGCTTAGGTCTTGGTCAAGCTTTAACAGGTTTATTTGGTGGTACTGATTCAGAAAGTCCTGTCGCTCAGATTAATAAAGTAGCTACAGAAGCTGGTCAACAGTTTGAAGTTAACTCACCTGAGTACTTTAACTACATTGCAGCTAACGTCAAAGATCCTAATATCAAAGCTAACGCTGCAGCTCTTGCTCGTGAAGCTGAGAACAAAGCTACTAAACAGACTAGAGAAGATATTGAATTCTTAACTAAGAACCCTGATCAGTTAGCTACAGAGTTACAGACTCTTACTACTAGACTAGAGAACAAAGCTAGAACACTTGGATGGAAACCTGAAGAAGGTACAGAAGTTCCTCCTGAAGTTCAAGCTAAGTTAGAGAAGACTGCTGAGTATAAAAAGATTATGCAGTTATCTTCTGCAGGTCAGACAGCTATCATGGATAGAGCTCAGAAGGAAGAAAGAGAAGCTCTTAATCTTACAAAGACTAAACAAGATATTCAACTTGGTGCTGTTAAACTACAAGAAGCAGGTAAGGATAAGAACACTGCTATGCAATGGTTTACTCAAGAAGGTCTTGATCCAACTAAACCTCTCATTCCTCAGATTCAAAACAAACCTGAGTATGCTATGTATGGTTTATCTAAGATTCTTGATCTTCAGCAGAAAGCTCTTAAAGGAGAAACTCCTAAAGCTGTTACTACACCTAAAGAAGATCCTATTATTAAAGCAGCTGTTGAAAATACAGGACAAGCCTATAGACCTGATTTATATGATTATAGAATTGTAAACGGTAAAGTACAACGAGCTCCTAAATAAGGAAACACATGGCTAATTGGACAACAATTGGAAGCATTGAAGAAGAAAAGAAATGGACGGATGTAGTTCCGTCTACGTCTTCTCCTACAGTATCTGAAGTAAACAAAGCAGCAGGTCAGTATGTATCAGAACAAACACCAGAACCTGTCAAGCAGTTCTTAGGAAAAGTAGCAGTAGCTGGTGAAAAGATTTGGGAAGAACTTCCAGCACCTGTACAAGCAGGTCTTAGTTCTTCAGGTAATGCTTTGATGGATATCATTGAAATTACATCACGTCCTTTTAAAGCACAAGCTGCAACAGTAGGTGCTCTGTTTGATGAGAAATCTAAGAAGGCAGTAGCTCAGGCAGATAACAATGTGTTTGCTATATTTTCAGACGAGAACCTTAAGAGGGTTCAGAAAGAAGGTATTAAAGGTTTAAAAGGAGAAGTAACAAGATCTACTCAAGAACTTCTTCCTGATGACTTCAGACGTAATCATCCTGTAGCTACGTTTGCTCTTGGTTTAGCAGGTGATATTATTACTGATCCATTAAAAGCTAAGCTTGTTGGTGAAACAATGGATGCTGTTAAGACAGGTATTAAAAGTATTCCCGGTGCATCTTCTGTTCCGGGTAAACTAGCTGACAATGAATTGTTTAGAGCTATTAACATTAATACAGGTGACTTTGAAAAAGCACAAGACTTGTTTAATGAATTTAGATTTGCTAGAGATAAAGCTATCCTTGAAGGGGAGAAGTCTTTAAAGGATGTAAATAAAAGTGTTGTTCAACTAGCTTCTAAAATAGATCTAACAGATGCTGCAGGTAAGCCTCTATCTAATACTCAAAAGATTCAAGTATTAAAGTCTAAGATTGTTCAAGACATTGAACTAAAAAACTTAGCTGATGATGAGATTGGTTTATTAGAAAAGAAAATTGTAGATCAAAACAGAAAAGTATTAGAAGAACAACGAGCTGCTGGTATAGAGATTGGTGATAAAGGTGAAGGGTATATGCTGCATGAGCTTACTAAAGAAGCTGATGCTATCTTAAACCCAAAGAAGAAAATGTTTGGTTTATTCCCATCAGGTAAAACACCTGCTGCTTTAGAACGAACAATGGACGACACCATTAACAATATCAATGCTAAGAAACTCTATGATACTGAGAAGTTCTTTATTGATGATCCTGCTGTTCTAACTGGTTTAACACAGTTCAGAGCTGCTAATGCTATTGCCGGTAAAAACTATTTGAATAAAGTTCAAGAGTTTGGTATCCCACGTCCTGAAGTTATTAAAGGTCAGAAAGAAGTATTTCCTAAAGGCTACCGTCCGTTGAAAGACGCACGAGGTAATGACTTGCCTGACGCTAAAGGAACATTGTTTCCAGAAGACTTAGCTAAACAGATTGAAAGTTCTCATCGTGTTTTAACAAACGATCAACAGATTAATAAGTTCCTTAAAGTTTGGGATGGTGCAACTAACTGGTGGAAGATGTGGTCTCTTGGTGTTCGTCCTGATTACTACGCAAAGAATACAGTAGGTAATATATGGAACGCTTATCTAGGTGGTTTAGATAATCCTATTCGTTATGCTGAAGCCGCTAACCTACAAGTTAAACTTGCTAAGAATAACTTTAAAGGTGAAGTAGCAGGTATTCCTATTCAAAAGTTATATGATGAAATGACAACTCGTGGTGTTATTGGAGGTGGTCAATTTGGTAGCGGAGACATGGCAAGACGTATGGAGTCTATGCTTCAGCCTAGTATATTAACACCTACAGGTATGCGTAATGCATATCAAGATGCAAAAACAGGAATCAATATTATACGTAAAGATATTACTAAAGCACCTGAAGTTATTGAAGCAGGTGCTAAGAAAGTCTTTGATGTAACTGCAGGTACTGAGAACCCTTTATTACAAGGTGGTTTAAAAGTAAGTAAAGCTATTGAAGATAACGCACGTATTGCTTTGTTCTTAGATCGTATTAAAAAAGGTGATAACTTTGAAAAAGCAGCTAAGCACGTACAGAAATATCTATTTGACTACGGTGATATTAGTCAGCTAGAACGTGGTGTATTTAAACGTGCCATGCCTTTCTATACATGGTCACGTAAGAATATTCCATTACAGTTAGAAGCATTAGCTACTCAGCCTGATAAAGTAAACTTAATAAATCTTGCTAATCAGAATGCACAGATTGCTTTTAATCCTAATGTGCCTATTAAAGAAGACATTCCTCCGTATGTTAAAGAGCAGATGCCTATCTTTATAGGAAACAAACCAACAGGAGAAGCTGTCTCTATTCCGTTAGCTAACTTGCTACCTTTTGCTGACTTAAACATTATTACAAATGTGTTTAACAAAGGAAACCCTCCTGAAAGTCCTATTCAAAAAGGAAAGATAGCTTCAACTGCTTCTACTTTATCTAGTGGTACTAATCCTTTCCTTAAATCAGGAGCTGAATGGGCTTTGAATTATGATTTGTTTAGAAAGAAAAGTATTCAAGACTTTCCAAATCAAAAGGTAGACTTCCTTGGTGTGCAGATGTCACCTCATCTAGCAAAGCTTGCTTCTAATGTGGTGTTATTAAACTATGTTAATAGACTTAATCCTACAATACCGGGAGCAGAACAATTAGGACTACCTACTCAGCCTATCTTTGGTGAACGTAGATTAGATAAAGCAACAGGTGAGTTAATAACTAAGCCTAGTATCTTCGGTGTTCAAAGAGAATCTAGAACTGATTTACCAGAAGAAGAAAGAACATTACAAGCTTTAGGTTTACGCTTTATTGATGTAGATCCTAATAAGTTTAGAATGCAAACTCTAGCTGCTCAAAAGAAAGATGCTGAAGAAATTCGTAAATTAATTATTACTAACTCTTATGCACGTAAGAACGACCAAGCTAAGCAAGTATATAAGATTATGGGTGAATATCTTAATGAGGTTAGAGTATACAACGAAGTGCGTGCTAAGTCTTTAAATAAGAAAGAAGAGAAATGAGATTAGTATTATTATCAGTAGCATTAATAAGTTCAGTAGCGGTAGCTCAACCTATCGTTACTGATTCTACATCTAAGTCAGAGACTACTGTTAAGTCTCCTCCACCGTCTGCCATCAGTCCATCTATTACAACCATCAATAACAAGATGTGTTCTAGTGGAGTAGCTGCTGCAGTACAGACACAGATCTTTGGTATCTCTATGGGTACTACAGTTCGTGATAGTAACTGTGAGATGATTATCAAAGCTGAGTCATTGTTCAATATGCAGATGAAGACTGCAGCTGTGTCAGTTATGTGTCAAGATGCTAACAACTGGTGGGGTATGTGGGATGCAGGTACATACTGTCCAGTAGAAGGTAAGGTAGGTCAAGCAGCTAAAGAGTATTGGCTAGAGAATCCTAAGTTAATCCCTGATAGACCTAAGATTAAATGAGATGGCTTGTTGCTTTACTAGCTTGTATAGGTATAGCACAAGCTCAGATAGTACAGCATCAGATCTATGACGATGGCTATGCTAGAGTACCTCTGCAGTTTCCATTCCCTTATCATGGTCGTGTCTTTACTGAGTCTTATATGTTCAGTAACGGTGTTGTTGGTTTTCTCAATCCAAACAATAGTTGGTGTTGTACAGGATTTGACTTAACAACATCAAGAGGAAGTCCTTTTGATTACGCTATCATGCCACTACAGACTGACCTTATTAACTATGGTCAAGGTAGATTCTTAAGTGAAGGAACTCCTCAGTATCAACGCTATAAGTGGGAGAACATCAGCGAGTATGGTGTACCTAATAACTTGAATACCTTTGGTGTAGAGATTAGACCTAGTGGTTTCATAGGTATGTATCATGAACAGATTAACATCAGTCCTTGGAGACCGGTCACTATAGGTAGAACAGGTAACACTAGTGCTGGAGAGTACACTCAGTACTATCATGGTGCAGGATTTAGTAGTAACCAAAATGTAGCGTATATTACACAATCTACCGGTGATCTATGCTTAATAGATCCTCTGTCTAGTCCTAGTTGTCCGGGCTATGCAGCAGCTTATTTAACTCAACAGTGCTCATTGAATGCTTTATATGACCCAAGCTGTACAGGATATACTCAAGCTTATTACAATCAACAATGCAGCCTTAACCCGCTGTATGACAGAGGATGTACAGGATACGCAGAAGCTTATGCACTTGCTCACGTTGTGCCAGCACCAACAGCAACTGTATCAGCACCAACTGTCCAAGTCAGTACAACAGGTACAGTCTCTGTCGAAACTCCTATCGTTGCTGACCCAGTTGTCAACGAAGTAATTACAAGACCAGTCAATGCTAGCGTATCGATTCAACAAACTAATACAACAACTACAACTCAAGTCACCCAAGCAGAACCAAAGACTGAGAAGAAGACGGAAACTAAACAAGTATCAACAGCAAAGAGAGCTGAGGCTAAGAATGAAGTCACGTCTTCAGCACCTGTTATAGTAGACGTACAGGCTAAACCTCAGCCATTAATGATTATAGATTTAATGTATGTGAAGATGGTTAAGAAGCCCATACAAGATAACAACAGAGCTTATTACAATTTAATTATGAACAGTCAACATACACACGAGGAGATGGTAGATGAGCAGTACAGAAGATAAGAAGCCTGACTATGAGTTTAGTATCGGAGGATACAAGCTTAAGTATTCTAACAAGCTTATGATGATTGTTATCGCTGTAGCTCCAGTAGTAGGCGGTACTCTTTGGGGTGCTTTCGAATGGTATGCTAAAGACCAATCATATAAGAAGAAGATTGATGGCTATGTAGCACCTGACTTGTCCACTATTGAGACACGTCTAGCTACTTTAGAAGAATCAACTAGCAAGGTTAATGACTACACACGTGATATCAAGAATGATATTAAGAATGATGTGCGTAGACTAGAGAAGATTGTTGAAGATGTAGAACGTAACAACAAGCAGTTACAGAGAGAAGTAGCTAAGGATCTTAAAGAGATGGAAAGAGATTACAAGAGACAGATCAAAGTAGCTTTAGATAATCCATTAGCAAATAACAAGGAGTAAGCATGGCACGTATGACCTCAGAAGAAATTGAAATCCGTATCTGGGCTTTCATTGTAGTAATCCTATCAACTATGTTATTTATCATAGCACTTGGTGTTCTATGGGCTGTAGCATTTGAAGAACAGAACATGGACTTAGCACCTATTGATAGTATCTTCTTAGAGATCCTTAAAGCTGTAGCTTATATGTCTATTGGTACACTAGGTGGTATTGCAGGTCGTAAGATCGGTAAGGTAGAAGCAGAAGAGGAGAACAAACAATGATTCCAATCGCAGCTATTATGAGCATCGGTGAGAAGGTACTCGATAGAGTTCTTCCTGATCCGGCAGCAAAGGCAGCAGCACTAGCTGAACTACAAAAGGTTCAGAATGAAGGTAAGCTTGCTGAGTTAAACGCTGATAACACTGAAGCACAAGAACTAACTAAGAGATTACAAGCTGATATGGCTAGTGATTCTTGGTTATCTAAGAATATTAGACCTATGACTATGGTTTATATTCTATCTGCTTATCTATTACTAGCTGTACTAGATGCTTGTGGTTTAGATATCTCTGACAACTTCGTATCATTGCTTGGTCAATGGGGTATGTTGGTTATGTCATTCTACTTTGGTGGCAGAACTCTAGAGAAAGTAATGGGAATGAAGAAAGGAAACAAAGATGCAACTAACGAATAACTTTAGTTTAAAAGAATTAACAGTATCAGATACAGCAACTAGATTAGGTTTAGACAATACTCCTAATGAGACTGTAACTGCTAACCTCAAGACACTAGCTGAGAAGATCCTACAACCTATCAGAGAACACTTTGGTAAGTCTGTTAAGGTTAACTCAGGCTATCGTGCTCCTGAAGTTAATGCTGCAGTAGGCGGATCTAAGACTTCAGATCACTGCAAAGGTCAAGCAGCTGACATCGAGATCAACGGGGTTGCCAACGGAGACTTGGCTAACTACATCGCTGATAACTTTAAGTTCACTCAAGTAATCCTAGAGTTCTATACTCAAGGTGTGCCTGATTCAGGATGGGTTCATGTCTCTTATGATCCAACTGATCTTAAATGTCAGTGCTTAACTGCAGTAAAACAGGGAGGCAAAACAGTTTACCTCCCCGGTATTCAAGCTTAAACTACAGGCTTATAAGTTGTAAACAAGAGACGGATGAAGCCTAGGTCAATTACTACATAGACTGAAACTTCATCGTCTCCTATATCATCTCCATTCAGGTACTCTATTCCTAGAGCAAGTCCTCGAATAACACTGAGTTCTACGCTCATATTGAACACCCTCCTGCAGTACAGCTTAACATCTGAGCACCTTCCACGTTATCGTCATACTCTTTGAAGTTATCCCAGTCGATTGCTTCTGGTACTAACAGCTTCAAGTTACTATACGTTTCGAATGTGCACTCCTCATAAGGTGCTTGCTTGTATGTTCCACCATCCATCGGTAAGAACGATACACCAGTTACCTCATCAAAGTGTTCCCACACCCATGCTCCAACTTCCATCCATTCATCTTCTTTAACACTGATAGTTACTGATGGTTTATGTTCACAGTAGTGACGTTGGAACAACAACCATAACTTCAAGTGCTTCAAGGCAGATAAGTCTTCTCGTAGTAACGCACCATCAGGTACTTCTACAGGGAAACTAAACACCGTAGTACTATCAGGTTTCATCACACAAGGTTCAGCTACAAACCCTGCTTGAATCATGAACTGAGTTAGCGGGTCTTTGTTATCTGCCCTAACACGTCTAATATAAAACTTAGAATGCTGAGGATGGATACCGCTTGCAGTGCTGCATAACTGAGATACTGTACCTTCAGGTTTAATAGCTGTAACAGCAACAGACTGATTAATACCCACAGATGAACTATATTCAGCGTTCGTTCTGACTGCCACATCTTTTAAAGCCTCCAATCGTTTAGGTAACTCTACATCATCAGGGTTATTCAACAAAGCATTGTCTAGGATACCTGTCATTGATACACCTAGTAGTGCTTCTTCCTCAGTGTTCTTCTGCCAGATCTTACGTAGGTAAGGGAAGTTAGTTAACGTCGCTTGAAAAGTTCCAAGAATCGTAGCCAACCTAATCTTACGCTCCAAAGACTCCATAGTATCAGAACTACGAACAATGCAAGAGGACAGATTACAGAATTGATAAGGGCGAAGAATGATCTCAGAGCAAGGGTTCGTACCAAAGTCATAAGTACTGTCTCGTCTGCCATTCTTTGCAGCCTGTTTCTGTGATGCATCACGATTAAAAATTCCTCTCTCACCTGAATGTGATTCATAAATACTAGTCCATTCACGCATGAACTGACCAATGCTAGGCTTCTCTGCATACGTAGCTGAGTTATTAGCTAGTGCTCGTTGACCTTGACCATCCCACCATGCTCCTGCTTTAGCGTGTGCCATCTTGTCATCTGCTAAGTCAGACAAACTAATCATTGCTGATCTTCGTACACCTCCCACGACAACAACTTCCCCGATCTTACAGAGAATGTCATGACACTCCAATGACGATAGTTTCCTGCCTGAAGCACCTTTAAATTTACTAATGACAAACTTGAAGAGATCTTCCAATGGCTTAGCTCCACTTGCTCGTCCTCCAAAAGTTTTGAGCCTAGCACCTGCAGGTCTGACTTTTGACAGATCAAACTTTGGTACTTCGCCAGAGTATAATAAAGCCAATAGTTGTCTGAGCGACTTAGCCCACCCTTCTTTAGAATCCGAAACAGAAATAGTAGTTTCACTATCAAACAACTGATCCGGTACTTCAGGTAACTGCTTAACATACTGTTGCTCCACTGAGAATCCTACACCTGTACCACACAATAAGATATACATAGCTTCATCGAATGCTTTAGGGTCATCGATAGGAAGATATGAACAGTTAAATGCAGCTACGTTCTGACGCTCTAATGCAGCTCCTGCTGTCATGATAGCTCTCATACTAGGTACTACATCTAAATGTACTACTGCATCTTCTAACTCTGCACGTAGCTCAGGTGTTAATGTATATCCGTTCTTCTCTTTCAAGTTCTTAGTCATGAAATCAAAGTATCGTGTTACTGTTTCAGACCAATGCTCACGTCTACCTTTATCATCTAAGTATCTAGAATATCTAGACTTAGCAATGAAGGTATTGTAAGGTGTTAATTCATATCTACTCATCTTCGTCGTCCTCTCCATCATAATCTACCTCATTCATAAGGCGATCAAAGTTATCTTCTATTCGGTCTATAAACATCTCGACTATCTCCTCCGAAGTTACATCAAGTAACTCTAGAAGAGATAGCTCATCGAGCCGCTTCAGCCTCTCTTGTAATTCTTGTAGCGTCAACGGATACATATCTTACTTACGTTGCTTTGTTACTCTTGGTTCTACTTTAATAGGCTTAGCTTTCTTCATTTCCTTTGCATCTTCAATGAACTTAATAGCCTTAGCTGTTGCTTCATTAATTGCTTTAAGTTGTGCTAAAGTATTGCTTCGATCACTTAACCATGAATACAGATTAATATAACGTCCTGTTCCATTTTGAATTGTTAAGTCTAAATCAAAGTCATCTTCAAACGAACTGTCTAAACCTAGTGGATTAAATACACCACGTAATGTTACGTATGCGTCCTGATCCGGAAAGAACTTGTTGAATGTAAGTGTTTGCTTCTGTGATTTCTTAGTTGCCATTTGATTCCCTTTCAATTAGATATTCTAAATAATGTTTAGCTTTCCTTAAATCTTTTACACCGTCTTTATCTTTATAGCGTAGTAGATATTTTAACACATTTCCTTCCCAAAAGTCAAGCTTCCATTCAGAAATAATATCCCAAGGTTGAATAGCTTTCTGATAATGATCTCCTCCAACCTGTTGATCTCTAACTGTTTTGCCTGTCTCTTCATGAAGTTTATTTAAACCGGCAAAATATTCTTCAAGAGTTATACCTCTAGGTTCTCCTAAGTCAGGCATAGCTACTGGACTATCATAGTTTCTATATCCTTCTTTAATCATAATGCTTTCACCTCTACTGATGGTTTCATTTGCTTAGTTCCTTGACTCCACGATCCACAAGTACGACACTGATAGCGTTGGTAAGTCGAAGTAGTTGTGATAGAAGTTCCTCTCTTTTGCAGATGAGTGCCACCACAACTAGGGCAAACAGCTGAATCAGAATGATGATTCCTATTAGGATGATTTTTAATCCAAGGTAACAACCGATTATATAATAACTCAAGAAGCACAACGTCCTGTTTATTATATTCTTCCATACGTTTCCAAGCATCTTTATCTCCTGCCATACATTTAACCCACAACTCATGTCCTTCGTGTGAAGTCTTACTACCTAGTCCTAATCTCTGAGCAACATAGTCTAACTTGTTACTAGGAAATCTGAACTGACTACGCACTTGCTTTAACAAATCGATCTGCTTATATGGAGCAGGAGGATTCATGCTATGTAACAAGAACTCTTTGTTCAACGTAGGCATATCAAACTTAGTACCGTTGTAGTGAATCACCGCATCAGCTTCGGAGATTAAGTCATGAATCTTCTTCAGCATCTTCTTAGGTTTAGATACATGAACAGAATCAAACATAACTTCTTCTTCACCAAGCCACTTAGCAGCCCAACATAATACGTATGATGATTCCATCAACTGATTAATACCTACGTTCTGTTGCCAGATTCCCCACACGTGTGCTACGTTTGGACTGGATTCAATATCAAGTAATAGTATCTTCAATCTGTATACTCCGAATGTAAGTCATATCCATATACTGCACTTAAGAAAGTAATAAACTCACGATGGATCTCATAGTAAGTAACACCTTCTTCTAAAGCAAAACTGTGACTGATGTTTCGATTCTCATCTCTGAATTGAAAACTATAATTATCTTTCGTCATGATTTCTCCATTGTATGTTGCCAGACTTCTTGAATAACTTCTAGTCTCTTCTTCTCTTTCACCTCAGCGACAAGTAACAATGCATCTACTTGTTTCTGAAGCTCCTGATTCTCCTGCTCTAGTCTAGTCATTCGTGCTCTCATCTGTTTGTTCTCTTGCTCTAATGTAGCTATATCTGATTCATAGCAATGCTTATCACAACTCATTCCACTTGCCTTCTTTCCAGTATACAATTCTACCGTCTTTAGTAAAACCTAACACTGTAAAGTTATCGCCTTGATTAACGATCTTCCAATCTGCAATATCACCACCTAATGTCATCATTTAATTAATTCCTTAAAAAAGTAATCAGCATCTACAATAGCTAAAGGTTTAGATCCGTTCTGTTTTACAATCACTAGTGGTTCTCCTTTACCATGTTGCTTTGCTTGTTCATAAAAGTTATACACTGCTACCTTAGCTAGGTTCTTACATTCAATCGTATATCCAAACAGTTCTCTAGCTGCCGGACTAAGTTGAACATCTTCCCCACCTGCACCCATCGAAGTACTTCTTACATCATCAGGTTCAAGATTAGGAAACTTAGCAAGTATCTTATCTCTTACCCACTTTTGTAGGTTTCTTCCTTTGGCTTTTGCTGACTGGGGTTTCAAGTTTAACTTCCTTTCGTTTCGTTATCCATGCCTTCGGTATGTGCATCCTTGCGTTGGTCATCTCACCGGAGACTGTAGAAGCAAGACAGATACCATCGTTAGTTTCTGCTACTAAGTAGCCTATAGTTCTAACCGGATGTATATCTACCTTTACTTCGTCTTCCCATCCTCCGTCTGAGACTGCATCGACCCACTCAACGTAGATAACTGGGGCGGTTGCCAGACTTGGTTTACTTCCCTTTGTAGCCACAGGAGTTGACCGTTTTCCAGTACTCGCTCCGAGTCTCCGTTGTACGCTTCGAGTACAGCAAGATACATTTCGTTTTCGTCTTTGCATTCTTTAAGAATCCTTTCCGCTTTAACTGCACCAATTCCCTTGATACCGATGATATTGTCAATTCTATCTCCTGTTAGTATCTGAGTATAAAAACTTTTCAATCCGTTGAACTCTGTAACATAGTAGGTTTCTTTGTTCCTGTAGTTATAGTGCCATCCTCTAAACTGATTCAAGTCTTTATCTATATGTACCATAATAACTTCATCCTCAGGTACAGCATAAGCAGCAATGCCTACTGCATCGTCAGCCTCAATACCTTCAGTCACGTGGAACTTCCATTTCTTTATCATGTGTTCTCGTAGTGCTGTATAGTGTTCAGGCTTCTCTGCTTTACGCTGTCCTTTGTAAGGTGCTGTGACTGCGATGTCGTTACGGTAGTTTCCTTTCCCTGTAATCCAACCTTCGTAGTCTTTAGTACCTAAGTCATTAAGAATATTATTGATCGCTTCATCAAGTCTCCATTTAGCTAAAGGTTCTTCAATGTCTTGACTTGAAAAACCAATAGCATAAACTAGAGAATCAGCATCGATCAAAGCTTTCTTAGAGGATGTCGTCATCGTCAATGTCTGTTACAGCCACTGTGTCAGGATCGTACTTCTCTAGCTGAGTAACAGTAATCTTCTTAATCGACGGTGCATTACCATACATAGCACTCATACGGTGTGTATAAGAAGAAACTTCAACTTCTACCTTAGTACCGTTACCGATCTCATCAATCTCAACCTTATCACCGCTAGGAGTTACAGGAGTAAACTCATACTTACTCTTAGCTAAGATGTAATTACCTTGACCGTCTTTGTTCTTCATCTTGATACCTAAAGAACCTAACTTCTTAACGTCTTCATCGGAGATATTAGCTACTACAGCTTCAAAGCGGTCATAGTCAGGATTAAATTTAGTATTAATCTCCTTCATCCACTTAGCCCAAAACAACTCACCTTTAATTTTAACTACGCTCATTTGAATTTCCTTTCAAGTAATTTGTACTACACATATATTATACCACAGTTTACTGCAATGTAAAGCTTTCGTTCAATTGTTTTTCTCTTACAATCTCTAGACAATCTTCTAAGAAGTCTTCGAGATCATCCATCTCTAGGTATGTAGCAAGAACAAGCTTGTCATCCTTGTCAATACCTAGTGCTACTACAATGTCTACATCATCAGGTAAGTTCATGGTCTGAAGTCCGCATCTTTATAAGCCCTATACAGGTCTGCCATATCATGACTAGGTTGCCATTCTTTTATATGATTGACAGCATAGTGAACCTCGTTTAAAGCATGGCACACTGCTTCAGGGCTTTCACCCATCCGAAGTAATTCCATGACACATTGTTTTAACTTCAAATTCATCAGTGTGTTTCCTTCCAGTTATTACCTACGTTGTACTCACCGGTAAGAGGGCATCTCATGTTGAGGACTTGTCCTGCCTCAGCTATAGATTGTACACCTAGCTTACCAACTTCTTCTGCTCTTGCTTCTTCTACTTCTATCTGCCATTCGTCATGAACGTTAGCTACGAACTTGTAATCAATCTTCGCTGACTTAAGTTTCTTATCTAACAACACTAACGCTTGCTTCATGACAACTGCACCTGCTCCCTGTAGTAACGTGTTAAGTGCAGAATGTTCTGACCTAACTTGTAATCTACGTCCATCAAGACTTGGTAAAGAACCGTTAGTCTGATAAATCCTTGCAACCTTTTCTCTTAACGCTTTAAGCTGAGGAGTATTAGATAAGAATCTATCTTTAAGTTTCTTACCTGTCGCTGCCCCACCTCCTACGATCTTACCAATCTTCTCGTCACCTGCACCATATAAGAATGCGTAGATGAATGTCTTCGCTTGGTTACGATTCTCAAGACCTGCAGCCTTTTGATTCGCTGTGTGAATGTCACCTGAGACAACTTCATTTGTATACGCATCGTCATTCATATAGTGAGCAAGCATTCGAAGTTCTAAACCTGAAGCATCAATACCTACTAACTTATATCCTTTCTCTACAGTCCATAAAGCTCTACACTCTTCACCATATTCACTACCTGAGTTCGGTACTTGTGCCATGTTAGGACTCATGTGAGTCATACGACCTGTCACTGCACCGTTAGTAATGATACGACCATGTACTCGTCCATCTTTACCTACTACCTTTAACCAAGAATCTATCTGACTGATTCGCTTCTGTAGTAAAAGGTATTCACCAATCAGCTTTGCTTCAGGGATGTCGCTTTCGTTGAGCGTTGTTTCGTCGACGATTGCTTGTCCTTTGTCTGTAAATCTTTTTGGCTTCCATCCTTTTTCTTGGAGGCGACTGGCAATTTGCTGTCTGCTTCCGGGGTTGAATACTTCGACTTCATCTTTGAGACGCTTGCCTGTTTTCTCTGAATATCTTTCAGTTGTTTTCGTTGGAAATACACTCTGTAATTCATTTTCAATATGGCTAAGCTTACCTTTAAGTTCTGCAAGAAGGATGATAGCATTCTGCTCATCCAGTTTGAATCCGTTTTGTTCTTGCTTACAGATGATTGCTTGTACTTTGTGTTCAAGATCGATACTCCTGTTATCAAATTGTTGATTCTTAAATTCAGTTAGTAAATGTTCATACAACTTCTGTGTTACTAGTGTGTCTTGGATACAGTAGGTTATCATCTCTTCAGTTAACCCACCATCCCAGTCACTAAAGTCACCTTTAGGAAATCCTAATCGTTGACCCCATGCTTCTAAACTATGACCGCCCTCTAGACTTGGACTTAGGAGGCGACTTGCTACAAGCGTATCGTACACTTGGTTCAGCTTCATCGTAACTTTCCAGTTCTTCCTGAGTACTGGAGCATCGAAGCTTATTCCGTTGTGCATGATAATCAAATCGCTTTGATCCAAATACTTTTGTAATCCACTTGCTTCCGTCCATTGCTTTACTTCTCCTGTTTCAATGTCTCTAGTTACTACTAACCAGATCTTATCAAATGTACTATTAGTTTCGATGTCTAAGATAATTTTCATACATATATTATATCACGTTTTAAGGTTCAATAGCAACCCCACCTGAGCAAAAGCATAACCAATCCATATCATTGCGTTCGGTACAGATCCCTTCAGTAACTGTAAGATACCTACTGTTACGTAACCTATACCGGTAGCACCTACGATGTAATGTTCAAGTGTCATTTCTTTTCCTTGTTCAGTTCTTTCAAAGCTTCGTTATCAATATGATCTGATAATCTCTTAGCAGAGTCTTTAACATCCTTCTTAAAGATACTATCCCAGTTACTATCAAACTTCTCTCTGTCTTTAATAGGTCTAGGTGTGTCACCTTTACCGTTACCACATGGTCTATGTTTCATTTCTCACTTGCTTTCTTTAGTATTGCCTTAGCAAAGTCAATTAAAAATGCTAAATCACCTTGCCATCCTTTGCTTTTAGCAACTTCTAGTATTTCCTCATCACTTAACTCTCTTGGTGCGTGCCATAAGACCTCTTGCACATGATGTTCTTCATTGGTCAAAGTAACTGCAACTACCTTACCTTGCTCATCTTTGACGATTGTTGGTGCGGTGTATTGATAATTTCTTTTCTTATCAAACTCAATAGCTTCTTCTAAAGTTCCTAGCTTATCTTCTTTCATATCCTACAATCGCCTCCGTATAAATGTACTGCATCCCAATCTCGTTATCTATATCAGCACATACACATTCACGTTTAAGGTTACTAATGT